CTGTTTGATCATCGCCTTGTTGTGGAAAGTTTGTCATTTCTTTGATCTGATTCAACATGATCACTAATTCATCATCATCAATTTCTTCTTCATCTTCTGTTTCGTTTTCCATTTCATCATCTTCAATATCTTCATAAAATTCTTTTATTTTTTGCTTAAACGATTCCCATTGCATTTCGCATACTGCAAACCTTTGATCAAGTTTCCCGAACTCATCAATCATGACTGCATCACTCATACATCTTGTTATAAATATTTCCTCATTGTCATCAAGATTAGGTTTAGGTAATGGCATATTATACTACCCCCATCTGCGTTTCCTCATAATATTTTAAACGTAATAAACCTGTTGTGTTACCATCCGCAACAATTCTTTCTATTTTTAATAAATAATTTTCATTCTTTTTGGTTATAAACTCCCACATATCATAACTATTTTGAGCTCCTGCGGAAGTTTGACCTTGACCTATTGAACCGACAACATAATAAATTTTTCTTTTTGTTCCTTCGGCTTTGACTGTTGAATTAGTGTAAATTTTCAGACTACTTTGATTAGTCGATGTATGATCACTATTAAATATTGTTACTTCCTGAGGTGATGTCGACTTTGCAACTGTAGGATTGACATATAGCCACGCTTTTACTTCGGGTTTGTTTGTTGTTAATTCAAAATCTTTCAAATGGCAATTATAATCGCCTGATTCAAGATGATAGTATAATGACGCTGTTCCTGTTAATGTAAATTCGATATCAACATCATATCCTCTACCGTCATGGATTTTGCTATGTTCAAATTCCATTGTCTTTCGGGCGAATCCTCTCGTTTGAATACTGTTATTCATTGGCTGTGATGTCATTATTAATACCCCTTTCTTTTAATATTTTTTTCACTATGTCAGACATCATAATTAAAGTATTTTCTTTGTAATTGCTCATAATGTTTTTATTTTTTCTTCTTAATCTTGCTAGTCTTAATTGTTCTTTTAATTCGTCTGTCAATTCTGATTCATCATTATATTTCGCGAATTCAAGCCTTAAATTAACTTCATTTAATGGAGATATAAAAAAAGAATTATGAGAAAATAGATCGCCTAGCTCTCTGCTGAATTCAACTTTCATCATATAACCTCCATTTTTTTCCTGTTTCTTCATCAATGATCATCTTTGTTCTATTAAATATTATCATAAATTCCATTCCGCTGACATATAAGCCATCATAACCATTCAATATTGCTAATGTTCCATAATCCTTAGCACCGTACATTTCGACTAAAATTTTATCAACTTGATCAATCCCGTTTATATCTCTTGTTATATTTAGATAATCTTCAATTGCATCTTCGCTGTAGCTTAATTTTAGTCTACTGATGACATCATCAATCTTGATTAAATCTTCTGTTGATAATTGACTTAATACATCTTCTAATTTCTCAACATTTTTTTCGAATATTTTTTCCGATAATTTCTCCATTTCTTCATGTGTTGTATACTTAAAACTTTTCGATAATACGAATTTTGAAACGCCTTCTTCTTTTTCGTTTGCATATCCTAAGGCTGTCGTAAAACGTGCGTCTTTTAGTCTGTCAAACATGCTTTCATCAACTATTCCTAATTCTCTAGCTTCTTTTTTATTTATTATCGCTGAGTATGTCCCGCTTCCATAATATCCTGTGCCCGAAAAATATGCGCCGCGCTTTAAATCTTCAACATATTTCATTGCGGGTAATCCTCTATATCCGTAAAAGTCGCTTTCTTTAATCAATTCATTTAATTTTTCAGTATTAACGACATTCGGCTTGCCATCATAACCTAATTTTTCAAACAATGCTTTATTGACTAGATTTTCTCTGCCGCCACCATAAAAAAAGTTAGGTCTATTTAGATTCTTTAATAATTCTTCATAATTATCTAATTCATCAATCGATATTTTCCTAGGTTGCACTTCGGGTAATGGCAATGCTTGCGGCGGCATCTGAACAACAGGCGCATAATCGTAACCTATAGCGCATCTGCAATTAATAACTTCACTTGCAGGAAGTGCGAAATCTCCAGGCTGTTGACCGTAAAATCCACCGACATTAAACATTGCATCTAGTGCAATAGGTGGGTGATTAGCCATTGCCAGATGACTTTCTCTTGTGCTGTCATCAAACGTAGGAATCCATATTTTATTTAACTTCGATGTCGTTTGTTTCGCTCCTGCTATGCTCCCATAGTTTGACGCCGATACGACTTCAGTACGTGCGATTGTCTTGCTTCTGTTAGGAATGATCTGATCAAGATACAATTCATCAATCATCATTTCAGTTTCGGATATGCTTTTACCTTCCTGAATCGCTTTTGCTACAATTCGTTTTATATCTTTCTTTGTTGTTTCTGAGATCATAACGACTTTATCCGCTGTCACATCATCAATATAATTTTGAATATCTTCTGTTAATAGGCTGAATTTATTATTCGCTTTGATTTCGGGCGCTTTTGATTGAATATCATTAAATGTGCGTGTTCCAAAGTCTTTGATCACGTCTTTATAGATGTTTTTAAGCATCTTATGCCACTTATCATAATCCGCATCAATGATTTCAAATATTTCATTTGTGAGATTGTCATCATTAAAATTTTTCTTTTCAATTTTCTTTCGCTGTTCTTCGAATGATCTTGCAATCTGCTTTTCTACTTCAACATAAAATGGATTTCGGGTTCGCTCAAATTGCTTAAAGAGTTTTTTTTTGCGTTTAAGTCTTTTTGTTCTGTTTCTGATTGTGTTGTTGGCATCATGCCGCTTAATTCGTTGAAAAATACATCTCCGCCGATGACATCTTCATAATCAAGCGCAAACCTTGCTTCATTACGTTTAATCAATCCATTCTTCCATAGATCAACTGTTCTTTTTGTCAATGCGTCTTGACTCTCTTTTAATGCTGTTACTGTTGATAGATCATAAGTTAAATAAAGATTATCCGCATATCTCGAAACCAAGTCGCTGTTTAATTTGTCTTTAATATGCTCCAAATATCTCGGGATGATCGTATTTTCCCAAAATGATTTGACTGCTTCGCCGAAGTTAGAATATGTTTGTGCTTCGGGGTCGCCAACTAATTGAGAAGGAACGCCGAAAGCCGAGCAAATTTCTACTCGGTTCAATCTTCTTTGATTAAGGAAATCCATATCAACTGAACTCATGCCGATGGATTGATATGTTGCTCTATCTGCATTAAGGACCAACGGCAAGCGTGCATTTGTTCCGCCGCCGTATCTCTTGCGCCACTCATCTCTTAAATTGTCGATTAACTCGGGAGAAGGATTCTGTATTGTAAATATTCCTGCGGGAACTCCACTATTCTGTAATGTTGACTTGTTCCAATTGACTGCTTCGTTTTCTGTGTCAATTGTTCTGCTTAATGCTCTAATCGGGCTTAATCCTTCATAAATTTCAAGCGGGTCATTGAACTTGCTCCATAGCACTTCTTCACGTGTATAAAAAATAGGTTTGTACATGTCATATTGATAACCACTTACAAATTGTTCTTTGCTCGGTATCGGCTTCATGTAGTGTGGATATAGCGGCACCATTTGAGTAGGCATTGCAGGATTGATATATTCGGCATAAAATTTTCCTTCAATCGCCAAATATGTCGCCCATAGATCAACGAAATCCCTTCCGCTCATGAATGAATTCGCTTTATTATTGAGCATCTCTAAAATAGGGTGTGATTCGATTTCAAGCATTCTTCCGCTTCTGCCTTTACGATACAACAACCAAGGAACTGATGATGTCGCCGAGCTGATCTGCATTACGCAAGAATAAACCCATACAACTTTGTTATATGCTTCCGTAATGAACTGTTTATCTTTTTGTGTTGTCCAATAAGGCTGATTATAGTTTCCTTCGCTGACATATTGATATTTCTGCTTCCTCAAGAATCTATCCCAAAATGCCATGTGATCACTCCTAAAATAATATTGCTTTATCTGCAAAGAATTCTTCGATGGCATATCTTAACGCATCTATCAAATGATTATCTCTATCTACAGGTTGATTAATGTAGAACCCATTTCTATCCATTTTATATTGATATATTTCAATTTCTTTCTTAAAATGAATACATTTAGGATGTATAACTATTTTTTGTTTTTTAAGCCATTCAATACCTTGATTTACTGAATTTTTTCCCTTAATTGCCGCTTTTGCTTTTATTCCTAATGCTTGTAATTCCCTTATGCTTTTGGGGTCGGCGCTGTCGCATGTGATGTATTCATTGCCGATTATCTCCCTTATTCTTTCCGCCAACATGTCATTAGTCATTTCTAATTCCGCAAACTCATCTATAATATAAATTATTTTATTGTTTTTGTCATAATGTATCCTTACCAATGCGGAAGGGTCTGTTGCAAATCCAAAATCTAGCCCATTAAAATAATTATCGAATGTTGAATAGTCGAATTGTTCAACGACATAATTTTTAAATATTGTTCTTCCTAATACGCCCCAATTACCCAAAGTATAAACGTTATAAAAATATTCGTCTTTTTCGTTTTCCATGTTATAAATATCTTGTTCTGTTAAGAACTTATTATCTTTATAAGTAGTTTTCAAGATCATCATATCAAAATTTTTGAGAAATGTCCCTTCAAATGTCTGAAAATACTCTTTAAATAACCAATGTGTTTGATAAATAGGATTAAATGACATTGTTAATCTTTTAATTAATTTTGATTCCCCACGTAAACGTTTTTTAAGCTGTTGAACATCTTCATATTCGACTTCTGTAGCCTCTTCAATCCAAATGTCAGTAATCACGCCACGACTAGGTGTAATTGATTTTATCTTTTCTACATCATCTAGTCCTGCGGTTAATATTTGACAACCATTTGTGCATGTCAATGAATTATCTGTTTTGTTTAATTCAAACAAATTATTCATTTTTAAGCTGTCAATTGCTTTCATCAATTCATTTATTACACTTCTTTTTATTGTTCGTGCCGTCTTTCTGCATATTAAATAATTCCTTTTATTGCTGATCACGTCAATTATTGTTCTTTGAGCCAAAAAATAACTTTTTCCGCTTGCTGAACCACCAAAGAATATTTGTAACGGGGTCTGATCATCAATATAAGGTAAATATGATTTATTAAACTTTTTACTGCTAATATGATATTCAATCATCGGTTATCCGTACCTTTATTATGTTATCTCCTGTATGTTCAATTTCTTGCTTCGCACTCCATCGCTGTTTGTGTTTACGCTCTAAATACCATGCGCTTGCTTGCCATGTTCCGTCTTGTGCTGTTTTAAGTATGTTCTGTAGATGTCGCATTTCTGCAACGGCTTCTGATTCTTTTATCGCCTTGTGAAACTTGGTATAGATTGTATTCTTTCCTTCTTCTTCTTCTTTCTTTGCTCTTTTAATCCAATCATAAAAAGTTGATTCATTGATATTGAGATAATTGCAAACAACATTGACATAATTTCCTTGACTTATATAATTTTTGAATTTCTCAATCATTTCTTCATTCAATTTCGAATGCATATGATCACCTTTATTTGCTTTTTATTTTGAGTGACGCATATAAGAAAGGTGTTCCCATAATAGTGATTATAAACTTCAATACGAATGTGCTAACCCATATCGATATTAATACATCAT